TATACATTTACACCTGTAGCATATACCTTTACACCAGTAGCATATACCTTTACACCTGTATCGTACTCCTTTACACCTGTAGCGTATACCTTTACACCAGCAACTCCATACTCCTTTACACCAAATAGCCTTTGTTCTGATTTCTCAATACTAAATCAATCACAGTGCCAAGCATGTGGTGGAACATATGATCCAGTCTTTGGAGAGTGCACACCACCTTAAAATTTGAACAAAACAAAAAGCCCAAATGCAATTAAGCAAATGGGCTTTTTTTGTTATATTTTTTATTTAGGAAATTTACTCATCCATGACTTAGTTTTTGGAGTGATTCCTTTCCAAGAAGACCAGTCCTCACCGCCATTAGTCATGTAATATGCAATCTCTGCATTTTTGACGGGATTAAATAGTTCTGCGTTTGACTCAAGATCAAACTTGGTTCTACGATCAGGACCAAGGCTGTCTATCATATTGATTTGAAACATCCCATAAGAGGAGTCCCCAGTCTTATGGTTTCCATTGTATGCCAATGGTCTTCCATTAGATTCTTTCTTAGCAATAGCCCAGGCTACTACTAAGTCATTTCCCTTAAATCCTACAAGGCTAAGTAATTCTTTTAGTTCTTTATCGGTAAGAGATGTCTTGTTTTCAAAACTCTCTAGTCTTTTTACCTTAGAAACCAAAAAAACCTCTTTCGAGGCTGTAGTATCAGATACTTCGCTTTTCGTACTCAAGTTGTTGCGTTCACTAGCATTTGCCACATTAAGACCCTGTGCCAACATTACTATAATCGTGAGTATTCCGATGAGTTTTTGTTTATCTTGTGTTATATTCATCTGTTCCTCCTTAGAAACGAAAAACCCTTTACAGGGTTGTTACTTCCTAGTATAACATGGATTTTGTGCAAAAGTCAAGTTTAGATGGTGGTATAATTATTACACTATGTCATCACAAACAAGCGGAAATTTCCCATTACCATATCCATTAAGCACAGATCCCGTAAATGTACACGGAGATATTGCAATTTTAGCGCAAGAAGTAAGTGAAACTTTAGATGGATTAGATTTATCTATAATACAAATTAGTGTGATTAATGATGAAACTTTTGAATTAATAAAAGGAACGCCTGTCTATGTTTCAAGTTATGATGGAGGAACAAAAATAAAAAAGGCTTTAGCATCAACAACCAAGCCAATTCTAGGACTATTAAAACAAAATCTTCAAGCATCTTCAACTGGTGTAGTAGTAGTTGCTGGAGTTTTACAAAACATAAATACAAGTTCTTATTCTGCAGGATCCACCCTATACGTTGGTGCTCTTGGTGGTCTTGTGGCAGAAGACAATAACAATTTAAAACCATCAGGTGCTGGTGGAGCAGTTGGTATTGTAGCAAAATCACATGCTACATCAGGAACCATTATTGTTGAGGCAAAAGGTAATGGAACTTGGGGAGCACTAAAGAACGGACTTTCATAATGCCACAAAAAACAGCATTAGTTTTTGGAGCAGGTGGTTTCATTGGAAGCCACATGGTAAGGCGTTTAAAGTCAGAAGGATATTGGGTTCGTGGTGTTGATTTAAAGCATCCAGATTTTTCAGAAACATTGGCAGATGAATTTATTGAAAGAGATTTATCTGTATACGAAAATGTTGAAAAGGTTATTCAGTTTAAAGGATATCAAGGAAACTTTTATAATGAGATTCCATATAAGTTAATTACAGGCTTTGACGAAATCTATCAGTTTGCTGCAGACATGGGCGGTGCAGGATATATATTTACTGGAGAAAATGATTCTCAAATAATGGAAAACTCAGCATTAATAAATCTTAATCTTTTAAGAGCACAATCAAGACTAAATGATAAATATAATTTTAATAATACAAAAATTTTTTACTCAAGTTCTGCCTGCATGTATCCAGAGCATAAACAATTAGACACAGCCAATCCAGGATTAAGAGAGTCTGATGCATATCCTGCAGATCCAGATAGCGAGTATGGTTGGGAAAAACTGTTTAGTGAAAGAATGTTCCTTGCCTTTAATAGAAATAATAAAATACCAGTTGCCATTGCCAGATACCACAACATATATGGTCCAGAAGGAACTTGGGATGGCGGAAAAGAAAAGGCACCTGCAGCAATTTGTAGAAAAGTTATTATGACTCCAGAGAATGGAGATGTAGAAATTTGGGGGGATGGAGAACAAACCCGTTCATTCCTATACATAGATGAATGCATAGAGGCAACAAGAAGACTTATGGAATCAGACTTTACTGGACCAATAAACATTGGGTCTGAAGAGATGGTTACAATTAATCAGTTAGTAGGTATTGCAGCAGGAGTTGAAGGGAAAAACGTAAACAGAAAACATATCGATGGCCCATTAGGGGTTCGTGGTAGAAATTCTAATAACGACTTAGTAAAAGAAAAACTTGGCTGGACATACTCAATGTCATTAGAGCAAGGAATATATAAAACATATAAGTGGATACAAAGTCAAATTAATGACAGGTAAAATTTTTTATAAGTGGCATCATGCTGGACTAATTAATAGAATAATGAGTCTTGAGATTGCAGTAGGTCTTGCTCACTGTACAGGTAAAGAAATAATTTTATATAATGGAAAAGATCACAACAAAAGTGCAATAGATACCCCATCTCTTAGGGGGCAAGATAATGTTGGACGAAGAGAGTCGATAATTACTCGTGACGATACTAGTCCGCTTGATTTAATTGATTACGATTCAACTGGAATATATGAAATTATAAATCTAAACAACATTTTTAAATTTTCAGAGTCAGAGGTTTTGTTCGAAGATGCACTACAAAATTTTTACTATACAGTAACTCCTGGTGAAGAAGAAACTTCTTTTGCAGATGGAAGATATCTTTTAACTTTTGATGAAAAAGATTTTCATCTTAGCGGATACAACATATCTCACTACTCTAGGTTCTTTTTTGGTAGAACAAAAGAACTTGATGAAAAATTGTCAACAGTTAAATTTAAAAAAGAGTATATAGAGTTTGCAGACTTAGTTTCTAATTATTTAGGAGAGTTTAATGGAGTTCACGTAAGGCTTACTGACCATCAGCCAGTTTTTAGAACTAGAGAAGAGATGATCTCAGATCAAATATCTAAATTTGACAGTAGTCCAATAATTGTATTAACTGATGACATCAATCACAAGATGTTTAAAAATAAAAATATTCAATTTCTTGATGATATTATTGTTGACAACTTTAGTAAAGAGTTTATGTCTTTACCAATTCATTCAGAAATTGCCTATGGCGCAGTCTGTGCTTTAATAATGGCAAAATCAAAAGACTTTGTTGGAACATTTGGAAGCACCTTTACAGGGTATATTCATAGAATTAGAAATCAAAATGACCTTCCACAAAACTTTAAGTTTATTGGAATGGAAAAACCAGAATTTGGATCCCCTTACTCATGGAACGATATATATGCTGGAACAGTAAAAAGCATCGAGTTTGAGTGGCCAGAGTCAAGACTCATGGTATAATAATTTAATGGCAACTCTAAGAGGATCTCAAACATCGTATGACATTGGAAATGCACCACCAACAGTTATTTGGACTGTTGTTCGTGGAGACACCTCTGGTTTTAAGGTTTATGTAACAGATGATGCCAAAGTCCCATTAATTCTAAAAGGCGAGGGATCTGAGTGGGACATTGCTATGAAGATTAAAAGACCAACCTCAACTCCTGGTGTAATTACAGATAACGCTATAACGGTTATGGCCTTACATCCAGTTGCAGATGAAGATGACCTAGTTGGAGAGTTTACAGTTTGGCTTACAGCAGAAGAATCTAATGTTTTGCAGACAGGAGACATCTTTGATATTCAGGTTAGCGATCCAACAAGAGTCTGGACAGTTTGCCAGGGTAGCATGAAGATTCTTGAAGATGTAACAGATTAATGGCCACAGCATTAATACTTGATGAACTTAACGGCAAAACAAAAAAAATTTTTCCTATAGACTACCCCCTAGTTAGAGTAGAAGAAGTAACTAGAAACGTAATAGTAAGTGATATATTGCCTTTTAGGGTTAGATTTACAGCAATTCAGATTCAGGCTATTGGTTTGGGAAATACCCCAGCAATTCCACTGCAAGTAATTGGCTACAGCAACTATATCCTTTAATAGTCTTATTAAACACATGTTATAATATCAACATGGCAAAGATATCAATTACAGGAGTTAAAAGTCTATTTCAAACAGGAGATAGACCTACTCAAGAAAATTATGAAGATTTAATTGATACCGCAACGGCTCAGGCAACAGATCTGGGTTCTTACGGTAATAATGAAAATACAATCACTGGCATTGAGAATGTAACTGTTATTGATAACTTTGATGCAACAGTTTGGCGTATGGTCAAGTATATTGTTTCAATATCAAAGACCTCTGCAGGAGACAATAAATTCTATGCAACCGAACTAACAATTCTCGCTGACGGTACAGATGTATCAGTTAGCGAATACGGCACTATCGACAATGATGGGAATATTGGCACCATTAATGTCTCTCGCACTGGAAATACCGTGGCCTTAACAGTCACTCCAGATCCTGCGATCAAGCCAGTCACTGTACGTTACGCACGTATGGGACTTAAGGCATAATAAAAGGAGATATAAAAAATGGCAACAGTAAATAAAGATTTTAAAATTAAGAGTGGTTTAATCGTTGAAGGTACAACAGCGACAGTTAACGGTTTTGACGTTCTTACAAAGAAAACAGCAGATCAAAATTATATTATTGATCTTATTGGTGGTACAGCAACATCTGCTAACACAGCAAACACAGTTGTAAAGCGTGATGCAAATGGCAACTTTGCTGCAGGGACAATCACAGCAGATGTAACTGGTGACTTAACTGGTGATGTTACTGGTACAGTTTCAAGTCTTGCAAACCATGACACTGCAGATCTTGCAGAAAATGCAACTAACAAGTATTTCACAAACCAAAGAGCACTTGATGCAACAGCATTAGCATACGATGTAGCAGGTGCAGCAGCAGCAGCCCAGTCCGCAGCAGCAACAGATGCCACAAATAAAGCAGATGCAGTAGCAGAAGATCTTACAGATCACGAAAATGCAACAGCAGCACACGGTGCAACTGGTGCGGTAGTTGGAACAACCAACACACAAACATTAACAAACAAAACTATTGGAGATACACTTAACTTCACTGGCGCAGGAGCAATGACAATCAATTCTGATTCTCATATCGTTCTTACTCCAGCAGCAGGCTCTTCTGTTAAGTGGGGTTCAAATGTTCTTGCAACTCAGGGATATGCAGACCAGGCAGAGACAGATGCAAAGGCTTACACTGATGCTCGTGAAACTGCAATCACAACTGCTTACGAATCATACGCAGACACAGCAGAGGCTGATGCAAAGTCTTATGCTGATGGAATTGTTGGTACAGTAGCAGGAGATCTTTCAACACACGAATCAGACACTTCAGCACACGGAGTAACTGGTGATGTTGTTGGTACAACAGATACACAGACACTTTCTAATAAGACACTTGGTAGTGATCTTGCTGCTGGTGGTTACAAGGTATCTGGTCTTTTAAATCCTTCAGCAAACCAAGATGCAGCAACAAAGTCATACGTTGATACAGCAGTTGCAGACTTAATTAACGGAGCACCAGAACTGCTAGATACTCTTAATGAGTTGGCTCAAGCAATTGGTGATGACGAAGACTTTATTACAACAGTTACAACATCAATTGGTGAAAAGGTAGCAAAGGCTGGCGACAGCATGAGCGGAAACCTTGACTTCGGCGGAACAAATAAAGTTACAAGCCTTGGAGCACCAACATCTTCAACAGATGCAGCAACTAAGGGTTATGTAGATACAGAGATTTCAGATCTTGACACAGCAGCACAAGGTTATGCAGATGATGCTGAAACTGCTGCAAACTCTTACACAGATGGTAGAGAGACAGCGATTACTACTGCTTACCAGAACTATGCTAACACAGCAGAGTCTGATGCAGTAACAACTGCTAACTCTTATACAGATGGAGAAATTACAACAGCACTTACAACTGCTCAAGGTTATGCAAACACTGCAGAAACAGATGCTAACTCTTACACAGATTCAGCAATTTCAACTGAAGTTTCAAACCGCAACACTGCCATTACTAATGCAGTAAATGCAATTTCAACATCAGATATTGAAGAAGGCACAAACCTTTACTTCACAAACCAGCGAGCAATTGACGCTGTTGGTGGAACAATTGAAGATCAGATTGATCTTATTGACACAGACGACATCGAAGAGGGTGCAACAAACCTTTACTTTACAGATGGTCGTGCTAAGACTTCAGCAGCAGATCTTTTGACTGGTGCTTCACTTACAAACATTACAATCACAGGATCTGGCGCAGGACTTACTATTACCGCAGAAAACGGTGTAGCGGATTCTGATACTGATGACCTTGCAGAAGGTACAACAAACAAGTACTTCACAGATGTTCGTGCAGTAGACGCTCTTGAAGCAGTTGTTCCAAACTTCACAGCAGTTGAGTTAAACTCAGTTGCTAAGCAAGTTGCAGCAACACTTTCAGCACCTACAGCAGGAATCCAGGTAGCCCACGCTTTTGCTAAGGCTGACTACCGTTCAGCAGAATACCTTGTAAAGGTTGCCTACTCAACACACACTGAAGTCTCAAAGGTTCTTTTGACACTTGACACTTCAGATAACATTGCAATTACTGAATACGGAATTGTTGGAACAAATGGCTCAGCGTCATCAATTTCAGCAGGTATCTCAGGAACAGATGTACAACTTCTAGTAACAACTGCCAACAATACTTCAACAGTAACTGTTGTCGGAACATTAGTAGCATAATAAAAAATAAAAAATAGTTGGAAGAGGGAGTAGTAAATGGCAACAGTCGATAAAGACTTTAAGGTCAAGAATGGATTAGTCGTAGCAAACGGCGGTACATTTGGAGATGCAGTAACAGTAGGGGCACCAACCCTTGCTTCACATGCAGCGACTAAGGAGTATATTGACTTAAGAGCAATCGCTGTTTCAAATACTGCTCCCTCTTCACCAATTAATGGTTCACAATGGCTAGATACGAATGTTAATAGAGTAAATTTTTACTATGACGGCACTTGGTATACATCAGCAACAATAGATGACGCATTAGTTATTCATCAACATATTCACGATACAGCAATTGATGGAAGTGGTTTAGTAGTTTCTACATTTATGGATGCAGGAACTCCTGGAGATCCACAAGGAACGCCTGCAGCAGCAGGAGATCCTACAACAGATGTTTTTGAAGATATCTTTGATGGTGGAACAGCAGTAGACAATTTTAACTAAAACAGATGTTATAATAAGACAGTAATACATGC